GAGTCTAAGTTAGCTGATTCACCATTCTTTATTATCAACATGATATTGGGGGACATCATTGAGGCTGTATTTAAGGGCTTACTTAGAGCGTCAAATGTTGAGTTTGAGGATAGTGAGCATGTCGAACTACAGACTAAACGCAAGAAGGTTGAGGGAACATATGACCTAGTTTTGAACGGCAAGGTTGACGATGTTAAATCAGCCTCCCCTTGGGCATACGAGAATAAGTTTACGGACTTTGCTACGTTACAAGGGAAAGATAGTTTTGGTTATGTCTCACAACTTGTGGGATATGCCAAGGCTAAAGGTGTACCTGTTGGTGGTTGGTGGGTAATCAATAAAGCTAATGGTAATTTTAAGTATGTGAGTGCTAGTGATGTGGATATGGACTCTGAGTACGAAAAGATAGAGGACACTATATCTTACATTGAAGATGACAAGCCATTTGAACGGTGCTATGAACCTGTAGAGGAAACATACTATGGCAAGCCTAGTGGAAACATGAAGCTTGGTATAGAGTGTAGTTTGTGTAACTACAGAGAAAAGTGTTGGGACAATCTACAGGTTCTACCTTCAAAGGTGTCAAGGTCTAGCAATCCACCCTTAATAAACTATGTGAAGTTAGCTGATGCCCAAGATACAATTTAGGAGCAAGTTTGAGGAGAGCGTAGCCAAAGAGTTGCGCCTTCTCAAGCAAAGGATTAGATATGAAAAAATGTCAATCAGATACGCAGTGCAAATGTTTAGGCTCTACAAGCCTGACTTTGTTCTTAACAATGGTATTATTATTGAGGCGAAAGGGTGGTTCAAAGCAAAAGACAGGGTGAAGCACCTGCTAATACAAGAGCAGTATCCTGAGCTAGACATACGCTTTTTGTTTCAGAACGCATATAATGTAATTAACAAAGGGTCAAAGACAAGATACTGTGATTGGTGTGACAAATATGGATTTAAATGGACAGATAAGGAGATACCTAAAAAATGGTTGACAGAAAAGAAGAAACGCATACAACTAGGAACACTGAGCAAATGGAAGTAGATAAAGTTAATAGTCCTCCCCACTATAATAATGGTGGTATGGAGTGTATTGATTATATTCAACAACAATTAAACGAACACTTTTCTTCCTATTGTCAGGGCAATGTGATAAAGTATCTCCACAGATGGAGGTACAAAAACGGTGTTGAGGATTTAAAAAAAGCAGAGTGGTATTTAAAAGCCATGATCAGGGACATAGAGAACAGGAGTATGATCGAATGAAGTTTAAGATTACAGCAGAGGTTGAGATAGATGATGAGTCTAGCCATCTACCTGTAACCTGTGATTCAGCATCTAAGAAAAAAGAAGGTGAAAAAGTTATATCAGATATAGTAAAAGATCTTCTTTATGATATGGACGACATTGAAATTAACAGCATAAAGGTGACAAAAATATGAACGATTATCAGAAATTTATAGCTATATCTAGGTACGCTAGGTGGCTACCAAACGAAAACAGAAGAGAAACATGGGAAGAAACTGTTAACAGGTATGTTGACTTTATGTCGTTGAAGGTTAAGGGACACTTGCCTGTGCAACAGATAAAAGAGGCTATAACTAATTTAGAAGTTATGCCGTCTATGAGAGCGTTGATGACAGCAGGTCTTGCGTTGGAGAGAGACAACACAGCAGGGTACAACTGTAGCTATCTGCCTGTGGATGATCCAAAGTCTTTTGATGAAGCAATGTACATACTATTGTGTGGTACAGGTGTTGGGTTCTCTGTGGAGAGACAGTACGTTAATCAGCTACCTGAGATACCACAAACAATAGAGCAAGTTGATACCGTCATAGATGTGCAGGACAGCAAAGAAGGGTGGGCAAAAGCACTACGTAAGCTTATAGGACACCTCTACATGGGTGAGTCTCCACATTGGGACGTATCAAAGATTAGACCTGCAGGTTCTAGGCTACAAATCTTTGGTGGTAGAGCGTCAGGTCCAGGACCTTTAGTTGATTTATTTAACTTTACAACAGCTTTATTTAAAGACAACGCAGGACGTAAACTATCAAGCTACGATTGTCATAATCTAATGTGCAAGGTTGGAGAAGTTGTAGTGTCAGGTGGTGTTAGACGTTCTGCTATGATAAGCTTGTCTAATCTATCTGATGGACGTATGCGTCACGCTAAGTCAGGACAGTGGTGGGAGACAACACCACAGATGGCATTGGCTAATAACTCTGTATGCTACACGGATAAGCCTGACGGAGAGACATTCCTAAGGGAGTGGACATCTCTTGTTGAATCAAAGTCAGGAGAACGTGGCATATTTAATAGAACATCTGCAAAGGAACAGGCAAAGAAGTTTGGCAGAAGGGATGCTAACTATGAGTTTGGCACTAATCCTTGCAGTGAAATAATACTTAGACCTTATCAGTTCTGCAACTTAACAGAAGTTGTGATACGAGAGAAAGATAAGTTTGAAGATCTGAAGAGGAAGGTAATGCTTGCGACTATACTTGGTACAGCACAGGCTACCTTAACTAAGTTCCCTTATCTGCGTAAGGTATGGAAGAACAACACTGAAGAGGAGAGACTACTAGGTGTTAGCCTTACAGGGATAATGGATAACGAATTGACTAGTGGAAAGAAAAATGGACTTGACAAAACACTTACAGCACTCAGAGAGATCGCTGTCGAAACAAACAAAGAGTGGTCAGCAATCTTTGGAATCCCCCAAAGCACAGCAATCACCTGTGTCAAACCAAGTGGGACAGTATCACAGCTTGTGGACTCAAGCAGTGGTATCCACCCTCGTCATAGCAGTTATTATATTCGTACCGTTAGGGGCGATAATAAAGATCCTCTCACTAACTTCATGGTAGACAGTGGTGTTCCTAGCGAACCTGATGTAATGAAGCCTGACACAAACATGGTGTTTAGCTTTCCTATGAAGTCACCTAGAAAGTCCGTGATGAGAGACGATATGACAGCCATAGAACAGCTACAAACGTGGCTCACATACCAAAGACATTGGTGTGAACACAAGCCGTCTGTGACCATTTCTGTGCGAGATGACGAGTGGATGGAAGTGGGAGCGTTTGTGTTTAAACACTTTGACGAGATGTCAGGTGTATCGTTCTTACCACACTCCGATCATACTTATCAACAAGCACCCTATCAGGAGTGTACAGAAGAAGTATACAATGAGTTTAGCAGTAAGTTCGGACATATAGATTGGAGTAAGTTTCAAAGTTATGAGAAGGAAGATAACACACAGTCTTCTCAGACATTCGCTTGTTCAGGGGACTCGTGTGAGATTGTTGATATAACATGAGTATTGTAGTTATATTTGCTACTATACTGTTTAACGGTCAAGTAGAAAACTTAGAGTACAAAGGTAATATGTTTGCTAATCAAAAAGAGTGTATTGACTATATAGCTAAAAATGGTGATCATATTAGCACTACGCTAAAGCAACATTTAGATAAGACTTACCCAAACAGTACAGTCTTGATAGTAGCGTGTTCAGACAGATCTAACTTTGTGAGTGACGATGAAACCGTATGAACAAGGATACAGTGTCTTTGCGAGAGGTAAACTCTCTGAGGGAACAAAGATGCTGAGAGGTAATCCCTTTCACCTTGGAAGTGTAGCTTCTAAAGAATGGGAACGTGGCTTTAACGCTGCGTATTATCGCAACTTGGGGAGGCGACATGACTTCAGCGAGGAGAGAAGCAGAAAAAGCTTTCAAAAAAACGGAGGTAAATATGGAAAGTGATATTAGTCTTGAAGATATGGCAAAAGAGATCAATGAGTTGGACACACAACTCAGAGATATGAAAAAAGCTTACCGTGAAAAGCGTATGGCAGGTTTGAAGTCTGCTATGGAGGCACGTAAATCTGCAGATGAAGCAGTGCGTGACGAGCTTAGAGCGTTAGGTGTCTCAGGCTATTCATCTTCATGGTCTAGCTTAGATCCACATAAACTCTATACCAAATGGTATTAAACTTAGGGGGAGCTTAGACTCCCCTTTTTTATTCCTGAGCTATGTAGTCAAGAGCAGCTTCAAACTGTGCTACTTCATGCTCAGTCATGTCAATAATGCTAGAGTCTATTTCTGTTATTTCTCTAGCTCTTTTTAAATCAGCCTTTGGTTTAGTATCAAGCTTCTTTTTTCTGTAAAGAAGTCCTCCCTCCGTTTCAGGAACAACTGTCAGGTACTTAGTCATTGTACCCTTTACATCCTGCATCATCTTGTTAACTCTTTTTCTTTTATAGTCAGAGTTACCTTTAACAAATCTTTCATCTTTTAGTAAAAGTTCTGCTTCACTCTCTATGATAGGGGCTAATACTTGATTGGCAAAGTTGTCAAACTCAGGTACTCCTGTATACATCCCTGTCTTCCACTCAGGCTTATCAATCATACCGAACACAATGTTAGCAAATGTGCGTGGTTGTTTTACTCTTTGTCCTGTAGCAGACCTGTAGGGACTAGGATCAAAGATACTTCCCTCCCTTGATGCAACTCTTTTTTCTTTACCAAGTAGTACAGCGTCTGTCTCTCCTGTCTTGACAGTGTTAACAACACTGAGTATACCCTCTATTATGTTATCTACATACCTAGAACTATTAAGAGAAAACTTCTCAAAGCCTCCTCTTGCAAGTCTTCTATCTACTAAAGGTGTGACATCATAAGGTGTTGTTTCTTGTATTGCGTAGCCTGTTAGAGTATTTAATAAGGATAATGGACGAGTAAATCCTGCGCCAACATTACCTAGACTTGACATACCTAACTCTATGGCAGTGGGTAGTCTGCCTGTAAAATTAGGATCACCATTAAAAAACAGTGTCAAAATTCTTGTTATATCATTTCCAAACTGCACATCTGTCGCTGCCTGTCCTATGGCTATTTGTTGATTAAAAGCCAATACTAAGTCTTTATCAACAGTTTCACCGTTGCTCATTCTAGCACCTATTCTACCTGCTATCATTAATAACGATAGTGGAAATGTATTAGTTATGTCTAGGACTTCTCCTGTGCCTGTCTCTAACTCGTTCCAATTATAGCCTTTCTTCTGTTGCTCTTGTTGAAAGAACACGGAACTGAATATTGCAGCCCCACCGACTGTAGCTTTTGAGAAAGCCTCCATCGCATCCATCTTCCGTCCTTTCATTAGCGCAACGGCAGACTCCATACCACCTGTGACCGGATTCCACTGATAAGCAGTAGCCATAACATTATTCATAAATCTACCAAACGGTAGAATAAAGCCTATGCCAGGTGTGTTAGATGCTTCCTCTACAAATCCTGCAAGTTTACCTGCTAAACCACCAAAGCTTTTACTCTTTGTGTAGTCTTTAGCAAATACAGATTTCAGTGTATCACTCAACGCTCTGTTCATAACGTCTTCATCTATATCCAAAAGATTACCTGACTCTAATGTTTCTTGAAATGTTTTACCTTTATTAAGTCTAAGGTATTTGTCTATGCTTGTCATAAACATTTGACTTTTTGTCAAGCTGTCCTGAAGGTTAACTAGGGAGATAGTCTGAGCGAGGTTCACTCCAAATTCTGTTCTTCTGAAAGCTTTACCCTCAGGGTCAAAATCAAATCTCTTAGCTGTTTTTTCAATACCTCCTGCAAGAGTTTCTTTAAGAAGCATACCCAATCGATCATCTGTTTTCAGCAACTCCTGATAGTTATCAAGGGTGCTGTATGGGTCTAACAAATTTAGAAACTTCCTACCTTGTATTCTAAATAAGGCACTGGCTTTTTGTGTATCTCCTCCTAACATATACATACCTCCCTGTAGAACTTCTGCTACAGAGTTAGCTAGATAGTATTGCCCCCAACCAAACACGTTGGCAGCCGTTGTGGCAGGAGCAGAGACAAGTAAGCGTTTCCATATATTCTGTACATAATCTGGTAGTCCGCCTTTGCCAAGTTTTGTATCAGCAGGTTTTATTAATTCGTCTAACGAGCTTAGAGTTCCATCTACTAAAGCATTATTTAAGTTATTCTCTGTCCGTTGAACGGAGCGTAGTATATTTGATCCTTCGTTTATGGTTCTTGCTATTCTATTGCTAAGATTTGTTCTAAAGTATTCGTCAGCCACTCTACCTAAGCTAACACCAAACTTTTCTTGAACAATTTCTGTAACTTGTTCTAGCGTCTCATCGTCTAAGAATCCTATAGCCTTTGAGAACTTCTGAGCGTTATTCATATTAGGACGAAACTTTGCTCCTGCTTTCTCTGCCATAGTGATTATGTCCTCTGACAAACCTATCTTAGCCCCATCATCAGGCTTTATATGTGGATATTTAGCAGGTAAGTTACTGCCTAATAGTTTATTATCTACAGGAACTTTATCTAACTCAACAGGCTTCTTGCCAAATACAAAGTTTAATACATCTGCGTAGAGAATATTATTCCCTTGTTTTTTACCCTCTCTTACTTGCTCCTCAAAACCTTTATAATCAACCTTTTTAAGTTCTTTTATTCTGTTAAGATATTCCTCGTTATACTTCTTTCTGTTTTCACCTGATACTTCTTTTGCTTTGAGTCTATTCGCCTCAGCAATCTTGTTTGCAACACTGCCTGACAAACCTCTTTGATTTGCTGCAGGTATTTTAGTAGCACCATATATGGATAGACCTGTGCCTAGTCCTGAGCCAAGAACAGAAAAGCCTGTCTGCAGGTAGTTAAAGTCTTCTTTAGCTCCTGCTTCCATTTCAATATCTTTTTGTAAAGTGAAGTCTTGGTATCCTGCGACACTAGCATCAGCTACACCTGTTAGTCCTATGTTAAGCTTTGTTCTCTGTCTTGTAGCCTTTTTTATAACATCATCGTAGGCTTTTCTAGCTAATACTTTCTTCTGTGCTTTTGTGATGCCTTCTTTTTTGAGAACATCTCTTACAGCACCCATAGCGGCAGTCTTCACAGCTTTAGCCCCTATCTTACCTCCTGCTAATGCTAAACCTTTACCAATACCAAATCCAAAGTAAGTTGAGGGAGAGCTTGCAATAGCACCAAGATAGTCTCCGACACCACTTACAGCCCCATACAGTCCATCATTAACAAACACGTTACCTAGTTTGTCGTATACTTGGTAGGCTTTACCTGCTCTTGCTTTTGTATCATCGTCTGCCATAGACACATAACGAGCTTCATCTATGGTAAATGCCTCGTTAGTGTTGAAGTATCGCATGTGAGCAATGAAGTCATCGACAACATCCTCTTTATCTTTAGATATGTACTGCTTACCTTTTCTATCAATCATGTAGTCTCGTATTGAGTCCACGTAAGAAGTCGTGTTTACAATGTCATCTACTTTTAAGTTTTTATCAAGGACAGGTATAGTCTTTTCTTCTTTGTCCTCTTCTACTGTGTCAAAACGATCAAATACATTACCTTTAGAAACAGCATCTGTCTCGTCAAATTGGTCGAATATGTTAGACATTACTTTAGTGTCCCATCTGCGTTGTAGTATCTACCCCAAAGCTTGTCCCATGCGTTCATTTCAAAGTCATTTACAGCAGGTCTTTTGGGAACACCGTCTCTAGGCAAACTTTCAACTCCATACTTGCTTATGAATTGATCTAATTCACCTGATTCTATTAAGAAATCTGTTGCCGCTTGTGGAACAGTCTTATCTGTCTTAGGCTGTTGTTGTTGCTCTGTCTTAGGTGCTGTATCCGTAACGGCTTCTTTCTCTTTGGGTGCAAACTCTTCATATAGGTTCACATACTCTTTTCCAAAGTACGCTATTTCACTTGGCTGTAAGTTCATACCCTCTGATTCCTCCACGAAAGCGTCATACTTCATCTTCTTTAAAAATTTATCAAAGTATCTTCTCTCATCTAGGCTAAGTTGATCATAGGATTCTTGTGTGCGTGTTTTTATAGCTGAAGCTATTTTACCTTGCTCTTTTCCAACTTCATCCTTTCCTGTTTCCTCTTGTAAAAACTTTGTAAGATTTGTTGTTAATCTAGTACCCTGAATATTTCTTTCATACTCAGCCTCTGTTACTTGTAATACATCACTAACCTCATCTCCATCAAGTATTCGAGGTCCTCTTGTTGGGTCTAGTGATGCCCTGGAAAACTCTCCCCCAAATACATCAGTAAAATCTTTCTGTGCTGCTATTCGGTTTAGCTGTCCTATAGTCGTATCACCGATGTACTTTTCTGTCTCAAGCTTTCGTCTCACTCTTTCCTTTGCACCAACACCCATGATACCTAACAGAAAGTTGCCTGACAGTATTTCTTCGTTTTCAGGCTGTTCAAACTCATCGTTCTCTTTTGATAGTCGATACCCTGCGTCAAGAAACTCTGACATGTCTTTGTACTTTGACGCTGCCTCTTCAAAGCCCTGTGGTATATCCATAATCTCACTTATAGCTGTCTCACCTAGCTTTTTCCCTGTAAGTGTCTTATAATCTTTAGCTTTATCTACCACTATGTCATGGATAGATTTTAAAACAGCAGGACCATCTTTAGCATAAAACATGATTTGTGCAGGGGATGCACCCAAACCCTTTAGAGTGTTCGCATATGTAGTCACAGCATCCTTCTGTGCCATCCTTTTTTGAAAAATTGTTAAGTTTCTTTCAGCCTTTGCTTTCTCTTCTTCTCTAAACTTCTTTGCTTCTGCTGTTCTCTCTTTTATGCCACCTGCAATTTCGGTAGCAAACGCTGTAGCAAATGCTTTTGCATCAAACCCCATCTTCTGTACCCCTTCTACTCATCAGTCCCATTGGCTTCTCCTCAGGAGACTCCTCTACTGTTTCCTCAGGCATACCCTCCTGTGTCATAGGAGCATCCTCTTGGACAAAGGACAGTGCTTCTTCTAGTAAGGCTTTGCCTGTGTCCTCTTGTGGAGACTTCTCAAGACTTCTTTCAATTGTGGCAGCCAATGCTCTCTTTTCTTTAGCATCAATCTGCTCATCTTTTGTCTCAGGGAACTCTTTTACTTTAATCTTCTGTATCTTAGCTGCTCCTAATATGTATTCATGGAGGACAGGTGCAACCACTAAACTGACATCTATGGTGTGCATACCTTCCATGACACCTGTTGTTAATATACTTTTTACAAGTATGTTTAGTGGAAAGCCTTCATCAAGTGCAATAAACAGATCGTCCATAACGTCTTGTGAAGACAGCTTGTCAATATAAAAACTTACAACATCACCAACTTTATCTAACTCAGGAGGTGTCTCCCAAGGGTATAGTTTTGGTTCGCTTGTTAAAGACTGCCCTGGTATGGGTGCTTCAAATCTGGCTGTTTGTTGTATCATATCTCATGTACCTCACGTTGAACTACTTGTATTGTGTCGCCTGAATCTAGGTCAGAAACATCTTCATTTAATGCAGAAAACTCAGCAAAAGACATTCCTGTCCTTTCAAGC